CCTACACTGATATACACACTAGACCTATGCAAGCTTGTGCATAAGTTGTGGATAACTTGTGAGTGTTTCACGTGGAACATCGCTAACGCTGGTAAGTGCTTACTAACTCGATGGGGGGGGGGTAACACTATTGAGTTACTTTTGTGGGAGCCTATAAAGTACACAAAAAGGAGTAATTAAGAAAGACTCCCTAATGACAAAAAAGTCTAATAAAATCAAAGTAGTTGCTTAAAAAAGAGGCAGTTGTAAGGAAAGTACGGTAATTGGGGACAGATCAAGGGAGACAATCTGTGCACAGGAGGCCATCATAGGGCCTTGTGAGAGGGCTTTAAAGTGCCCACAAGGGGCTATGAAGTATAGGTACAATTATTTTGTCTATTTTAATAAAAAAAGCTTGACAAATATAAAAAAGTATGATAGAGTGTTGGTATCTAGAGATAGATCGTACTCCTGACGTTACTAAAGAGCCTGCATGGGCTGCGAGGAAGGAAACACCGACACACGATACACCCCCGTGGCTAACTGTCGAACTGGACTAGGTGTAGGTATCAGTTAATGCTTTGACTACTCAGGGTGGTATCACTAGGGTCAAGGCTAAAAGGGAATACACCCCTCATGGGAACTTGGGGGTAGATATTGTAAGTATGGTCTACCTTGGAGAGGCGTTGGATTAAGACGAACCGTACACACGGGCCTTCTATCCACCCCTAGAGGAACTGTGTCCGTAATATATTAACAACATCTCCACCAAGGATAAAGATGGAAGCCCAAGAAGTAAAACGTAAGCCCGGTAGACCCAAGAAGGGTGAGATAGTAGCCAAGAAGACTAAGAACAAGGGTGTCTTAGGTCGTCCCAAAGGGGATACAGCTATTATCAATGAATACAAGGCTAGGATGTTAAACAGTCCTAAGTCAGCTAAAGTCCTAGAAGCTATCTACGATGCAGCCCTTAACGATGACCACAAGAACCAAGCAGCTGCATGGAAGTTGATTGTAGACCGTATTGTCCCAGTGTCTGCCTTTGAAGCTACCAAGTCAGCAGGCGGAACCCCTCAGATCAGTATTAACATCAGTGGATTGAACTCCCCAACAGTTGAAACCCTTGAGGACATCACGGACATAGAAGTGAAAGACTACGATAATGGCTGAACTTAACTTTCAGCTGTTGAAGTGGCAACAAGAGGTCTTTAAGAACACTACACGCTTTAAGGTCGTAGCAGCAGGTAGGCGTTGTGGTAAGTCCAGACTATCCGCTGTAAGCCTCCTTATAGAGGGTTTAAACTGTCCTGAAGGGTCAGCTGTGATGTACATAGCTCCTACTCTTGGACAAGCTAGAACAATTATTTGGGACTTGTTACATGAACTTGGACGACCAGTCATTAAGTCATCACACATCAATAACCTCGAGATCCTTCTCGTCAATGGTAGGAAGATATTGGTTCGTGGTGCTGACAACCCTGATTCTCTGCGTGGTGTGTCTCTTACCTACGTGGTTCTAGACGAATGTGCCTTTATCAAGGAAGACGTATGGCAAAAGATCATCCGAGCTTCCCTGTCAGATAAGAAGGGTAGAGCCTTATTCATCTCAACCCCCAGTGGACGTAATTGGTTCTATGACGTCTTTAAGCTGGGCTTAGAAGGGGACGATGACGAGTGGAAGGCTTGGCACTTCACAACTAAAGACAACGAGACTATTGACCCCAAAGAGATTGAGGCTGCTGAGAGAACCCTGAGCTCCTTTGCCTTCAAGCAGGAATACCTGTCAAGCTTTGACAATGCAGGGCAAGAGGTCTTCAAAGAGGATTGGATCAGGTATGCCCCTGAACCTGCTTATGGGTCGTATGTCATAGCGATTGACTTGGCTGGTTTTGAGGATGTATCAAAAAATGCTGGTGCAGCCAAGAAAAGGTTAGACGAAAGTGCCATCTCAATCGTTAAGGTAGAGGACAACGGAAACTGGTGGATTAAGGACATTATTCATGGACGTTGGGACATTCGTGAAACTGCTAGTAGGATTCTTATGGCTGTGCGTGACCATCAGCCCATTGCTGTTGGAATTGAACGAGGAGCTTTGAAGAACGCAGTTCAGCCCTACCTCAATGACCTGATGAGAAAAAACAACGTCTACTGCCACATCACGGACTTGACACACGGGAACAAGAAGAAGACTGACAGGGTTGTATGGTCTTTACAAGGTAGGTTTGAACATGGCAGGATCACCCTGAACGATAGTTTAGACAAGAGTGATTGGAAGGAATTTATTGACCAGTTCCTGATGTTCCCTACAGCTGGCGTCCACGATGACTTAATAGATAGTTTGTCTTATATTGACCAACTCGCTGTAACCAGTTATAATACAGATTATGACGACGATGAATACGAAATTCTTGACCCTATAAGCGGATATTAAGATGAAACAAGGACTCTACGCAAACATTAACGCCAAGCGCAAACGCATCGAAGCTGGCTCAGGTGAAAAGATGAGGAAGCCCGGTAGCAAAGGTGCTCCTACAGCCCAAGACTTCAAGGACTCAGCTAAGACAGCTAAGAAGGGTAAAAAGAAGAATGGCTAAAGCAAAAGACCCTAGACTAGAACGTGCTGGCGTTGAGGGCTATAACAAGCCTAAGCGCACACCTAACCACCCAACCAAGAGCCATGTAGTAGTTGCCCGTGAAGGTGACGAAGTAAAGCTTATCAGGTTTGGTCAGCAAGGTGTCTCAGGCTCCCCTGATGGTACAGCACGTAACAAGTCCTTCAAGGCTAGACACGCTAAGAACATCGACAAAGGCCGTATGTCAGCTGCTTACTGGGCTGACAAGGTTAAGTGGTGAAAGTAATATGACATCCTGCCCTATCGCAACCCAAGACATCCATATCAACCTGAAGAACAGGGACAAGGCTTTCAAAGAGTATGGCTACGGCCCTGCTAACCCAGAACTGTCTAACGGAGCCTTCTGGAACAAGAAAGCTAACGAGTGGGCTACGTCCATCGACCAAGCCAAGACTATGCGCTGTGGTAATTGCTCTGCATTTATCCAGACCCCTGAGATGATGGAGTGTATCCGCACAGGGATTGATGAAGAACCAAAGGATGAGAGCTTCGCTCAAGACGTTATTGACAGCGCCAAGTTAGGCTACTGTGAGCTTTTTGACTTTAAGTGTGCAGCTGATCGCACCTGCTCTGCTTGGCTCGTTGGTGGCCCTATAAAGACTAGCAAGGTAAAGCCTGAAGTTGAAGAAGACTTATTTAAAGATACTACCGAGGAAGACATAGAATAATTATGGCTACAACAACAAACAAAAACATGATTGGTGAGAATGATGCGCCAGAGTTCGAGGAACCAACAGAGGCTGACAAAGATCTAGTCTCTTTCGTTGTTGGTCAGTGCGATAACTGGCGTGATTGGCGAGATAGCAACTACCTTGAGCTGTGGAACGAATACGAGCGTATCTTCCGTGGTGTATGGGCCTCTGAGGACAAGACTCGTGACTCAGAGCGTTCACGTATCATCTCCCCTGCAACTCAGCAAGCAGTTGAGACTCGTCACGCTGAGATCATGGAAGCTATCTTCGGTAACGGAGACTTCTTTGACATTGAGGATGACGTAACTGATGTGAACGGTACTGAGCTGGACGTGAACCAGATCAAAGCTCAGTTGATGGATGACTTCAAGAAAGACAAGATCCGTAAGGCTATTGACCAGATCGAGTTGATGGCTGAGATCTACGGTACTGGTATTGGTGAGATTATTGTCAAGACTGAAAAAGAGTACGTTCCTGCTACTCAGCCTATCCCCGGTGTTATCGGTCAGGCAGCTATCGGTGTTCAAGAAAAAGACCGTACAGCAGTCAAGATCATGCCTGTCAACCCTAAGAACTTCTTGTTTGACCCCAACGGTACATCAGTGGATGACTGCTTGGGCGTAGCAGTTGAGAAGTATGTTGGCTTGCACAAGATCGTCAAAGGTATTGAAGACGGTATCTATCGTAAGGTCAATGTTGGCCCTATGTACGACACTGAGGACTTGGAAGTTACTCAGGAAGATACACAGTACCAGACAGACAAAGTTAAGCTGTTGACATATTATGGCTTAGTCCCCCGTGAATACCTCATGGAGATGGGCGACAAAGAAGAGCTGATGGATTTATTCCCTGAAGAGAGCGATGCTGACGAGTACACTGACATGGTGGAAGCTATTGTTGTTATCGTCAACGACTCTACCCTGCTAAAAGCTGAAGAAAATCCTTACATGATGAAGGATCGTCCAGTTGTGTTGTACCAAGACGATACAGTTCCTAACCGTATCCTTGGTCGTGGCACAGTGGAAAAAGCTTACAACATGCAGAAGGCTATTGACGCTCAGATGCGTAGCCACTTGGACTCACTGGCCTTGACAACAGCCCCGATGATCGGCATTGACGCTACCACCGCCCAAGCCTTTGAGCGTATGTTGCTACAGGCTACAGGAACCTTGGATTCTCAAGGCATGGTGTCTCAGGTGTCTCGTGACGCTGGTGGGGCTGGTATGTCAGCTGCTATGGCTTCTATCATCAAGAAGTACAAGCGTACCCTGACCAACTTCCAAGAAGACTTCCTGATCCCGTTCATCAAGAAGGCTGCCTTCCGATACATGCAGTTTGATCCTGAGCGTTATCCCTCAGTTGACATGAACTTCATGCCTACAGCTACCCTCGGTATCATGGCACGTGAGTACGAACAACAGCAGTTTATCGCTCTGTTGCAGACTTTAGGCCCTGATACCCCTGTTTTGCCTGTCATCTTGAAGGGTATCGTCCAGAATAGCTCACTGAGCAACAAGAATGAGATGTTGGCTGGCTTGGATCAGATGAGTAAGCCAAATCCTGAGCAACAACAGATGCAGATGACCCAGCAAATGCTTGCAATGCAACGAGCACAGGCTGAATTGGCTCTGTTGCAGGCTCAGACAGCTGAAAAAGCCGCTAATGCCCAACAAACTCAGGTTGAGACTGCGATGATGCCAGAGGAACTGCGAGTTAAGGTTGTTCAGGCTGCTTCCAACAACCTAGACCGTGGCGATGACTTCGGTAAACGCCTCCAGTTGGCTGATCGGGTGCTGAAAGAGAAGGAAATTAACCTTAAAGCAGCAGATATTCAGTCAAATGAGCGCATCGCTGCCCTTCAGATGATGAAAAGAGCATCAAATAGTTAAATTTTAACAAAAACTGCTTGACAAAGTGCTACTTTTATGCTAGAGTAGCGTTATTGTAACTAATAGGTTCTCCGTATGGACAAAGAACTACAGAAATTTTATGAAGAAGCGTTCTCTATGATGGCTACCCTAGGGTGGAAAGACTTCATGGAGGACATTCAGAAGGTTAAAACCAATTATAACGACCTGTCAACTGTCGCGGACACACAAGAACTTTATTTCCGTAAAGGACAGCTTGACATCTTGAATTGGCTTTTAGGGCTGAAAGGCTCGTATGAGAAGACTTACGAAGATCTTCAACACGGATCGGAGGACATTTAACTATGGCTCTACGATTCTTTGACTTCCTTTGTGAGAATTCCCATAAAACCGAGGCATTAGTTAAGGACGATGTGTACACAACTTCTTGTAAGGTGTGCAACGCTGAAGCCCAACGAACTGTCTCTGCACCCATGATGAAGTTAGAAGGCATTACAGGCTCTTTTCCAAGTGCCTATGACGCATGGGAGCGCAAACGGGCTGAAAAGCTCGTACAAGAGAGAAAACAAAACTCATAAGCCATATTATAAGGCCGAGAAGTAGTTTCTATTTTTAAATACTCCTAGAACCGTTATACCCGGCAGGAAAGGAAATTCAATATGTTAGTAGATGATAACGAAGAGTTAGGTACAGGTAGTGAACTGGACGCTGTTGAACAACAACAAGTACAGCAGCCACAGCAAGAGACTCAACAACCAGCTTTTGAAGTCCCCGAGAAATACAAGGGCAAGACAGCAGAAGAC